GCTTTTGCTACATCAGGAATTCCAAGCCTTATAGTTCATAATATTGTTGATGAATTAGAAATTGATGCTAATGAAACTTTGGCATTGTTACGACCTGGAATGCAATTAAAGTTCATTACATCAAAAGAAACAGATGATGATGAAGAAGACACTTTAGATATAGATTATATTATTAATGGCAAAACAAGAGAATATGGTCAATTATCTGGGGCACAAAAACTAGCAGCACAATTTGGATTAAAACTAGGGCTTTCTTCATTATTACAAAGACTATTAGATTCTAATTTAGAGTTTCTATTATTAGATGAAATTGACCAAGCATTAGATAAAGCATCAATTGATGCCTTCGTTGAAATGGTAAAGGTCTTATCTGAGAAAATGAAGGTTATATTAATAACTCATAATGATCGAACAAAAGACAAATTTGATAATATAATTTTAGTAGAACAAGATTTTAATGCAGTCTCAAAAGCAAAGATTATAGTAAAATGATTATAGTAGCATTATCAGGTAAAGCAAAATCAGGCAAAGATACTGTCTCTTCATTTATTAATAATGATATTCTTACATTATTTAATAAGCCATTGTATTATCAAAAGTTAGCATTTGCTGATCCTATAAAAGAAATATGTTTAAAGATGTTTCCTAAAGCAGATAAGAAATGCTTATATGGATCATCAGAATTACGCTCAGAATTTATCCCAGATGCACTTACCCCTGATGGATATCCTTTATCTTATAGACAATCTATTATGGATATTGGGGAATATTTCAAAAGATATAATAAAAATATATGGGTTAATATATTAAATGAACGATTATTAAAAGCCAAAGCTGATGGGATGAATTTAATTATTATTAGCGATGCTAGATTTCTTAATGAATTTGAATATATTAAATCAAATAAGATTCCATTGATTAGAGTTTTAAGGGAAGATAGCGCTAAAATCAATCATATCTCTGAAACTGAGCAAAATTCTGTTTCTCATGACTTTTTTGACCATGTTATAATTAACAATTCTTCAATTGCAGATTTACATGATAAGGTTTATATGCTCTCAAAAGAGCTTATTAAATCGGTAAATCATTCATTTATTGATAATTTGAAATAATATTCTTGCATTAGCTTAGGTTATAATGGCAGTTATTTCAGTTACTATTTTAGAATCAACAGAGCAGATTGTCAAAGGCATTCCTAAATCTGTTAATATTTCTACTAATATCCCATCAAATATTTTTTATACATTTGATGGAGAAGACCCTACATTATTATCTAATATTTATGTAGGAACATTATTATTACCTACTGATATTAATCCTTTAACATTTAAAGTTTGGGCAACAAATGGAGTTGATTCATCTGTAGTAGTAGATTTAGAATATGTAACTACAAATGAATTTTTAAAGACGCCACACGCAGGAACAACTGAACCTTCAAGAGAATCTTTAAAATCTAATTATCCATTTGGAGATACTCCTAAGCCTAATCCAGATATCCAATATCTTGGGATAGCAGCAGCTGGGCAGACAATTTACGACCCATCCATGCTAAGTTACCCGAACGCAGTAGATGCTGACGGTAACCCAGCACAGTTTACGAATGAAGAATTAAATCAACAGAATTATGGACTAGTTTATAGTACAACTGATGATCAAAATGTATCTAAACCAGGTGTAGGAACAATGCCTACTAAGGTTGTAAATGAGCCTAAAAAACCAATTCCACCTTGGTCTGAAACAACTTCAAAGTTTTTTGATCCTAGAGCACAAGTTATTTATCAAGATGTAGATAAAGAAGATCCAAGTAATCCTTCTATAATTAATAGACAATTTTTTACTTTACAAACTCCAGAAGATAGAGATGGAGTATTTTTAAATAATACAGGATTTGAAACTCCTCCTTTATATGGATCATTGGTTAGGTCTTCTTATAATTCAATAAATAATACGATGACTTATTATTATAGAGATAGTATGACTAATAGATGGATTATATCCAAATCAACATATTATCCTAAAAATCCAGACTTTAATTATGCAGGTCAATTCTTCTCTAAGAGTAGTTCAGCTGGGTTTGTTTTAACCTGGCTACCATTCCAAAGAAGAGTATTATTCTGATAAAAATAAGGAGGTAACGTGTCAAAGATAAAATAACAGATCATCGCATTCACATATTTCATCAGGAATCAACATGTCAAATATGTGGAATTAGTATACAAGAAGCCATTGAGAGAGCAGGGCAGGTTGCTAGTGCTGCCAGAACTGTAGCAGAAAAGGAAATGGCACTTCGACAAAGACTGGCTGATAGAGCTGAAAAGAAAGCTCAAAAGAAAGCTCAAAAGGATATTTAAATATCTATAAAACACAAAGCTTTAGCCTTACATAAGCTAGCTCGATCAATATCAGTGCTTTCTATAATCTGATGGTTATATTATACTCATGATCGAGTATAATCCTAGCGATTTAAGACTTAGCGTTTCAAAAGCAAAAACATTTTCAGACTGTAGAAAAAAGTTTAATTTTGTTTATAATTTAAAATTCCCTCGAAAAGAATTTGAATATCATACATTTGGCAAGTTAGTTCATAGAATATTAGAAACTTTTCATCAAGACATTATAGATGGAAATACATCTTCTTATAATGTTCTAATGAAAAAACACTTTGATTTAGCTTTATCAGAATATAAAGATAAATTAACAAAGGAAATGAAGACCGAAAGCTATGAAATGTGCAAGTCCTACCTTGACTTGATGAAGGAACATCACTATAATGTCATAGCGTGTGAGCAGGACTTTAAGTTCAAAGTAGCAGAAGACATAGTTGTTTCAGGTCAAATTGATAGAGTAGAAATTGATAAAGATAATGTTTTGCATGTTGGAGATTATAAAACAACAAAAAATGCTAAATATCTTAAAAATGATTTCTTTCAATTATTAACTTATGCTTATGCATTATTTCTTAATGACACAAGTATTACGAAAATAAGAACATCTTATATTTTATTAAGACATAAATTTGAATTTGTTACTAAAGAGTTTAATGTAGATGAGATAATAACTGTTGGTGAAAAATTTATAGAATATGGAAAAAAGATTAGAAATGAAAAAGATTTCCCTGCCAACCCAACAAAATTATGTGAATATTGTGAATATTCACAGTTTTGTGAAGAAGGCAAATTATTGATCGCGAAAAACAAACAATTTAACTTTAAATTCGGAGAAAGCTCATGGTAAATTACACATTAAATATTTCAAACGTTGGTTACTTAAAAGTTGTTAAGGATGATGACGGTACTATTTCTGAATTCGTATCAGCAGAAAAGACTGCTGAAGGACGAGAAGCAACAAAAGTTGCCTTCAAGGCTGATATAAAGCAAGTCGCATCAGAAGACAAGCTTGGAAAGATTAACATTGTTTACAATTTCGTAAATGATGACGAGACTCCCAAGGAAGCTGAAGAGAAGCCTGATCCACTATTCTTTAATATGATTTTAAAAATCGCCTCTGGTAAAGAGGATTTAAATCTTAAGTTTAGTGAAGAGCAAGTTGGAAATACTTGGCACTTTAATCAATTATGAAATGCCAAATATACATTGAAAATGGGGGGGTTATTTTCAACTTTAACCTCCCTAAACTGAACAATTTCATTTACCCGCAAATATTTAGGTTTTAACATATGCAATCATCAGTAGTAGAAGGTTCTCAAGGAAAATTAAGTGTCCATTGTATTATGGACAAAGATGAGATCAAAAAGAAACGCCATGAAGTTTTAATGGCAGTTAAAGATGCTCCTGTAAAAGGATTTCGTAACGGCAAAGTTCCACTTAATATAGTGTCTCATGTATACAAAGATACTATTAAACATGCTTTACGACAATCTTTAGTAGAAGAAGCTTATCATCAATATCTATTCGATAGCAATGTTAAGCCCTTTGGTTCGCCAACTATTAATGATGATGTACTATTGAATGATGATGTTTTTGAATGTTCATTTGATATGTACAAAATGCCAGAATTTGAATTGAAGCCTTATAAGGATTTAAAACTTCCCAAGTATGCTTCTTCTCAAACTAGAGATGATTTAATTGAAAAATCATTGCATGATATCAGAGTTAAATTCTCAGATTCTAGATTATTTAATGATGATGAATTTGTGCAAGAAGATGATCAATTAATCATTTCTTATGATGCATTTGTTGATGGTGAAAAGGTAGATGAACTTAGTTCTGATGGAGAGCTGTTCTCTATTGGTTCAAGTAACGTTCCTGAATTTGATACTAATATCATTGGTATGAAAGCAAATGAAACCAAAGAATTTACTATTAATGCAAGTGAAGCGTTAAATAATGCTTGGGCAGGAAAACAAATAACATTTAAATTATCTATTTTAACTGCAAGCAAAAGAGAACTTCCTCCATTAAACGATGAGCTGGCTCAAAAATTAGATAAGCCAGACGTAAATACTTTAAGGTATTTTGTTGCATCAGCAGTTGATGCTCAAGAAACTCTTAAAGAACGTAATTTCTTAATGAATCAAGTAATTAATACTTTAATTGCTGATTATGATTTTGAAATTCCTGATTGGGCTGGAGAACAAGAAGGCGCTAATTTAGCTAATGCTAGAAATGCTAGTTTCGATTCTCTTGATGATGCTCAAAAAGCTGAATTTATTAAGGTTGGAAAAAATAATATTAAATTAGCTTTGGTTTTACAAAAGATTCGTGATGAAGAGCCTGAAGCCCAATTAACTGATTCTGAAGCAATTGATTCTTTTAAGAGCAATCTTGAAATGCAAATGCCTACAGAACAAGTTGAAAATTATTTGAAACAAATTGATCATAATAAACAAGGTGGTTTAATTGTTTCAAAAGTCAAAGATGAGTTTGTGTTAGATTTTATTATTAAACATTCTACTGTTAGTGAGTAAGGATTTATATGAGTCATTTACCTGAGAAATATGCTAAGAAGCTTGCCGCAATTGATTTTCTTGATTCCGTTGAATCATCTTCTTCTGAAGATCTGAAAAAGAAGATTATTGAGTGTGAGCAAAAGATCAATAAGATCCAAGAAGAAAAAGCAGCTGATGATAAACTAAATGGTGCAAAAGAATTAGTTAAGGACTATTCTTCAGCTTATCGTGAAGCAGAGGGTCTAGAAGTTGCTAAGATTAAAGCTTGTTTGTGGTTATTAGAAAATCGAGGCGCAGGATCTGAAGAGTGATACAAATAACAACTTTTAAAAGTTGTTGCGGAAGTTCTGGTTCTTTATGGAAATTAGATTTTACTGTTTCCGTAGAGTTCCAGAACTTTTTAGTTTCTAATGGCTTTATAGAAAATACTGTTTTAAAAAAAGCAAATATTCTTCATGTTAATAATGATGAATTTGCTATCTCATCATCTTATGGTGATAATCAATTAAAAATTAGCTGCAAAATATCTAGTTGTATTGTTGCTACTGAAAATTTAAAAGCTTTAATTGAGTCATATGCAAAATAGATCCTCAATTCATTATATTAAATCTAAAATATTTTCAGAATATGATAAAATATCAACTTCATATCATGAGGTTGGTCATATCATTTGTGCTATCTATCATTATCTAAAACCTCATGAATTAAAAATATTTAAAGAAGCAGACAATTACCACTATGAAGGAATTGCTGTTTATGAATCTTATTCAGATTTTTTATCCAAAGCAAGAAAACAAGATGTTAAAAAACTTTGCTATTCAGAAATAAGTATCTCTTATGCAGGTACTGTTGCTGAAAGATTATTATTTTCTAGAATATCAGGTAAAAATAAACTACTAAAAGTTCTTCATGGATTTTCTACAGAAGATTTTAAAGAAGTTAATTATATCATTAACAAATATAATTTAGCTAAACCAGGAAGACTAAGGAAAAGGCTTAAGTCTAAAATTACTACATATACAGAAAATGTATTAACTACATTTTGGCAAGATGTAGAATTGTTATCCTATAAATTAATTAGTAAAGGATCTTTAAAAGAAAAAGAAATAAGATCCTTACTGGTTAATGAATCTACAAATAAAAAAGTTTGGACTCATAGATACAAGGTTATAGATCAGCTAAGTAAAGGCAATGTTAAGCCCAAGTAAAGATTAATCTTTACAAGAACTATATAATTAGGCTTTAGGTTTAACATCCATTTAGAAAGGTTGTTATGTTTGTTTCGTTACATAATCATTCAAGTTATTCATTATTAGATGCTTTATCAACTCCCAAACAGCTCCTACAACGAGCTAAAGAGTTAAACCAACCTGCCATTGCTATTACAGATCATGGTACGTTAGCGTGCGCTTGGGATGCCTACAAAACGGCAAAAGAGCTTGACGTAAAACTAATCATAGGTATTGAAGCATACTTTGCATCAGATGATGAAAAATTTAAACATATAATTCTTATTGCTAAAAATGCTATAGGATATAGAAACTTATTAACATTAAATAAAAATGGGTTTGATAATTTAAAATTAGTAGGTAAAAAAGTTTATTCTGTTATTAATTGGGAGCTTTTAGAAAAATATTCAGAAGGATTAATTTGTTTAACTGCTTGTGGTAATGGAATTGTCGCTCAGCATTTAATGGATAAAAACTTCATTGAAGCAGAAACTGTTGCTTTAAGATTAAAAAATATATTTAAAGATGATCTTGCTTTAGAAGTACAAACTCATAATTTAAAAACTCATGGAAACTTCTATACAAAAGAAATTGAACAGTCTTTTATTAATAGGCAAATAATTAATTTAGGTAAAAAACTAGATATCAAAGTTGTTCCAACAACAAATTCTCATTATATTTATAAAGAACAAGCAAACGTTCAAGATGGTTTATTAGCAATTAGCTCTCATCAAACAGTTTATTCCAATTACAGATTAAAATATAATGTTCCTGATTTATATGTTAAGTCATATGAAGAAGTAAAAGCATTCTTCTCAAGAACATATGGAGAGGAATATGCTGAACAATTATGTAAAAACTCTGTAGAATTTGCGGAAAAATGTGAAATTCCTGATTGGATTAATCCACAATTCTCTAATGCTTCAGGAAAAGAGCTTCCTGAATTTCCTGTTAAGGACGAACCAGATTATAATGAATTCTTAGCTTGGAAGAAAGATGATGTATTAGATGAAGACAAACAATATTTAAGATTTGTTTGTGAGAAGAATTTACATAAAGTTCCTAATACACAAGAATATAAGGATAGATTAGAAGAAGAGCTTGAAGTAATTGAATTTCATGGTTTTTCTTCTTATATGTTAATTGTTGCTGATTATGTAAATTGGGCAAGAAAAAATGGTATTGCTACAGGCACGGGTCGTGGTTGTTTAACTGGGGAAACACGAGTTTTAACAAAAGATGGCTTTAATAGGCTTGATAGTGTTGAAATTGGAGACGAAGTATATACTCATACTGGAGAAATACATAAAGTAAAGAATAAGTTTTGCTACCAAATTGATGAAGTTGGTTTAAGTATAAAAACAGACTTTTCTTTTGATAATATCAATCTTACAAAAGATCATAAAGTATATGCTTCGACTTCTGAGCAAACACAGCCAACATGGATCAAAGCTGAAGATCTAAAAATTGGAGACTTTATATTTATGCCATTTCCAGTAAGGCAAAATAAAAGTAATTATATTTTAAAGAAATATCTTTTATCATTACTTAATTTTAATAAAAATGGAGCTATAATTAATACTAAGTCTTTAAAATATGCATTGGAAATAAAAGAAGAATTATTATATAATAAAATCCCATGCTCAATCTTAACAATAGAAGACTCTTATGGTTTGATGTCTTATCAAGTAATTTTTAATAAATCAAATAATATTAAAGACAATGGATACTATTGTAAAATCACTGAAATCAATGAGTTAAAACTAACTGAAGTATATGATATTTCAGTAGAAAAAGATACATCCTACGTCACTTCTAATTATGCGGTTCATAACTCAGCAGGCGGGTCCCTAATAGCATATTTAACGGGAATTCATTGTGCTGATCCTATTAAATACAATCTAATCTTTGCTCGTTTTCATAATAAAGAGAAGCAGTCTTTTCCTGATATTGACTTAGACTTTGCTCCATCAGGAAGAGATAGAGTTTTAAATTATCTTAAAAATAAATATGGAGAAGATCGTGTTGCCCATGTATCTAACGTAAATACAATTACTCCTAAAGTCTATGCAAGAGATATTTCTAGAATCTTTGAATTAGGAGGATCGAAAGAACAGGCTGTTATCATAGGAGATACTATTGCCGATATTATTCCTTCTGAAATTCATAGCATTGATGCTGCTATTAAAGAAGTAGCATTGTTTTATGAATATGGAAAGAAATATCCTCAATTGATAGATATGAAAGAAATAAATGGCAAATACCGAGCATGGTCAACTCATGCAGGTGGTGTTATTATTTCTAAAAGATCATTAGTAGGGTTAGTTCCATTAAGAAGAGATAAAGATGGAGTGCTTTGCTTAGAATATGATAAAGTAGCAGCTGAAGATAATGGTCTTGTTAAAATGGATATTCTAGGACTATCAACCTTAGACACAATCCAATTAACATATGATTTATTAAAAAGAGCTGGAAAAGAAATTACTAATGATAGTAACTTTGATGTATATGATGAAAAAACATATAATCTATTAGCCGCAGGAGATACATTCTGTGTATTCCAATTAGGAACTTCTGGCGGAACAATGGAACTTTGCAGAGGCATTAAACCTAAATGCATTGAAGACATTAGCCATATCAATGCATTAGCAAGACCTTCTTCAAAAGAAATTAGAATTCCATTTATTAAAGCTAGAGAAAAGAATGAAGTTAAATTATTACATCCTTCATTAGATAGAGCATTATCTGGAACATTCGGATTTGGTTTATATGAAGAATGTTTAATGTATTTGGCAGCAGATGTTGCTGGATGGTCTTTACATAAAGCTGATGGATTAAGAAAATTAACAAAAGAAAAAGGCAAAAACCCCAAGAAAGCCAAAGCTTTATTAGAAGGGTTTATGAATGATGCTATTGCTAATGGCATAGAGCCAGATATTGCAAAAGAAATTACTTATGGAATTGTTTCTACATTTAGTGGTTATGGTTTTAATTTAAGCCATTCTATTTTATATAGTATGCTTTCATATCAAACAGCATATTTGAAAGCACATTTTCCTACAGAGTTTTTGTTAGCAAATTTAATGCAAGAAGTAACTTCTAATTCTTTAAATTCTGAAGATAATATAAAGAAAATTAAAGAAGAATTACGCAAGCATAATATTTCAATTTTACCTCCAAATATAAATGAATCTGAACTTCATTATACAATTTCGGATGAAAAGCTTCTTACAGGATTAAATGGATTAAAGTTTGTTGGAGAAGATGCTATTAGAGATATTATTGATAAGCGTCCATTTAAAAGCTTTTTTGATTTTATGGTTAGAGCAGATACAAGAAAAGTTAGGGCAAATACAATTCAAGCTTTAGCTGCTTCAGGAGCATTAGATACATTTAATCTTAATAGAAAAGATATGTATCTATATTGTCAGGATTATAGAAAGAAACTTGGCGTTTGGTTAAAGAAACATAATCCATTAACTGAAGAATTTAATTATCCTTGGGATAATAATAAGGAATGGTCAAAGCAAGAACTATTTGCTTTGGAAACCAAATTTATTGGCGAATCTTTTATTTGCTCATTAAAAGAAGCTTATCCTAAATTATTCAAAGAAGATTATATTAAATTCAAAGATATTAAATCATTAGAGAATAAATCCCAAATTAAATTAACAAAAGGAATTATTAAGAGCTTGTTTGAAATTACCATAAAAAAAGAAGGTTCTAAGTTTTATGGTAAAAAGATGGCTAAGATTTTACTTGAAGATGGAGAGAATAATTTTATTAATCTAACTATCTTTCCAGACAGATTAGAAAAGATAAATGCAAGAATGAATGAAATTCATAGGGGATTATGCTTGGTCGAAAATATTGGGCTATCATTTTCTGCTTCTGTTAATATTTATGAAGATGAACCTTCTTTGATTTTAAATGATCTTTTTATGGCTTATGATATTCCTGCCTTGCCAAAAGACCTTACTGCTAAAAAAGTTACCATTAAAAAAGAAAAATCTGAACAAATTAGTATTGATGATATTGAATCAGATTTAATTAATGAAGGTTTACTTAGTCTTGATGATGATTGAAAATTAGTATTAAGTTAACATTTATAACAAATGTCATAATAACGTCACAATTATTATGACATTTGTTATTTTTATTTGTAAAATCTATCAAACGACTGATATATAGCTATTGAGGTTAAAATGAAATTATCAGAATGGGCATTAAAGCAAGGCATTAGTTATCAGACGGCATTACGACAATTTAAAGATAATAAGTTACCCAAAACAGTTGAGGCATATCAAACATCACCTGGGGCAACAATTTTTGTTGAAGAGAAGAATATGAATACAGCTACAAATTTATTTGATTTAGTAATACAATTTACAAATGAAAAACGAACAATATCTGAGTTTGCTTCTAAATTAATAACTTTATATGACTTAACATTAAAGAATGAAGTCCCTGAAGAACCAGTAATTTCTGATGAGCAAAAAGAAATTGAAGCTCAGTTAATTGCTAAAGAAGAAAAAGAATTTGCAGAGCAAGAAGCTCGTAAATTAAAAGAAAAGCGATTGAAAGATTCTATAAAAATAGAAAAACATTTAAAGGATTATATAAAAGAAAATGGACCTAAAGTATCTGATGTATATTTGAAATCTTTAAAAGAAAAAGCAAAGAAACAAGCAGAGCAAATTACTTCTTCGACTAAAGCTATTGATAAAATCAAAAAAGCAGTTTTATTTATAAAACAAGAAGCTGAAAAAGATAATGACATTTCTCTTCATCCATTAGATGGAGAATCAGTTTTAGATGTTTCGCTTTTAAACTTAGTTGAAGAACCAGTTGATCAAAATACTTTACCTAAAACTGAGAAATTATCAAGTTGCACAGATATAACATATAATCAAAACCCTAATGCTGTTACATTCAAAACTACTTCAGAAGTTGAAGAAGACTACGAGAAATAAGAGGTTTTATGAAATGTGTATCATGTGAAGCCGAAATAGATCCAAAATGGAAAAATGCAATTAGCCAAAACTTATGTCCATTTTGTGGAAATCCAATTTTAGAAGAAACTTTAAAAGAAGGATTAGCTGTTCTTGCTGAAGTAATGAAAGCTTTAGAAGGCTATGAAGAGCATGTAAATGATTGGTTATTTGCTAACTATGGTTATATTAAATCAAATCAAAAATATAAACCAAAGCCAATTAGGTCAAATAATTCTAAAGAAGATGAAGTAATTGATGTTCAAGACCAAGAAGTTACAGATGCATTTATGCAACGTGCAGGTTCTTCTAAACTAATTGCTGAACAATCAAGGTTAAGAGATATGGCTAATAGGATTAAGAAAGGAGAAACTACTATGATCTTAAGTGAAAATGGAGATTCTTCTACTGTTAGTTTTGATCCATCAATATTAGAATCAAATGTAGATTCAGATGATATTAGCAATTTAGATGACGATGACATTCCTGCAAGTGTTTTGAATTTTGCTAAAGGCGGTAACTCTAGTGATATAGTAAAGTTACAAAACTCCTTGTCTAAGAAAGCAGAATCCCAAAATTCCTTTCGTTCGGGCAAAGGGTCATTTTCCAGATCATCTAGTTAACAAGATAAAATCCAATGCCTTTAAGAATTGTAGATAATAAAAAAGTGGACATGACAGATCATGAATTTGATTTGTATGAAAAAATTGTAAAATCATATACAAATCTTCCTTATCAAAAAGGGGAAGATTTGTTTATGGATCTGTTTGAGTCTGATGATAATGGAATTATAGTATTCCTTAGACCTCCAACAGATAAAGCTACTACTTTAGAAATTTTCTTATTTCTAGTTAGCTTAATGAATCAACAGCATCTTAGAGCTATGTATGCTCAAATAGAAGATTTAGCTAATCAAGTAAAACAAAAGTTAGGTTAATATGCAAGTTAAAGATTTAATTGGTACAGGTTTTGATACTGATGTTTCATTATTCGATATGACAGAAATTCAATCTGTCTTATATACATTACAAAATGAAAGCCCTATTGATTTAGCTCATGCAGAAATGCTACAACAAAAAGCTTTAAGAGGAGCTGATATCTTATCAGAATATCTTGGAGAAATTGTTAGAGTTTTATCTTTTCTTGAATCAAAAGTAAATTCTACTAAAAATAAAGTTTCTTTAGAATATAAAACTCCTGATGGTTCAAAAGCAACTCTTGATATGAAAAAATGGGCAGCTGAAGTTTCTCCTGAAGTTGAAGCCATTTTACTTAAACTTGCTAGCATTAAAGGCGTCAAAGCTGTCTTGGATAAGAAATATGATATTTTAATTAAAAGCCATCATCATTATAAAGATATTGCTACTGGAATGAGACGAACAGTATTAGGATATACTGTTGGAGTTGGTAGTAAAAGAGATGATATTCCCGAAGGATATTGATATATAAGAAGGTAGCGAGGGCTAATAAAGCTGAGTCTTTTAAATTAGCCGCTATCAAAAAAGGAAAATATGAAAAGTAGTTTAGATTCATTTTTTAAATCATTCTCAGACACAGAAGATTTAATGGATGCCAGAGTTGCATCTGCTGTAAGTAATATAAAATTACCAGTTATTCATTCTGGCTCACATGTATTAGATGATGCATTATCATCTGGTGGTCTTCCTAAAGGAAGATTAATTCAATTTTATGGTCCACCTGGATCTGGTAAATCATTAATGGCTATGATAGCCATTCATAATGCTCAAATTGACGATCCAGAAGCAATGCAAGTATTCATTGATGCCGAGCAAACATTTGATGTTTCTTGGGCAAAGAAATTAGGCATCAACATAAATAAGGTGTGGGTCGTTGATGGTGACTTGGCTGTCAATGGTCGTAGATGCTTTGAAATGCTCTTAGGAGTGCCAAAAGAAGACGCTAAACACGTTCTAAAGGGCAAGTCTAAGGAAGGGTTGTTAGACAAGATTGCTTCAAAAGCAGAAAATATTAATTTAATTATATTGGATTCATTAGGAGCAATTATTCCTCCTGGAGAAGATACTTCTGCTATTGGTAAGATGAATATGTCTTTGATGGCTAGGTTCTTATCAACAACGTTTAAGAAATTGTCATTGGAAGTTAAGAAAGCAAATGTTCCATTTATTGTAATTAATCATAAGAGAGATAATATGGGAATGTATGGTCCTGATCATACTTTCTCTGGTGGAAATTCTTATGGTCATTTCTTGTCAGCTAATATTTACTTTGAAGGTGTTCAAAGAAAAGATGAAATGATATTAGATGCAAATGAAAATAAGATAGGTGGAAAAATAAGAGCCACTGTAGAAAAGTCTAAGTTTGGTCCGTGGCCACGGAAATGTGAGTTCAAGGTTATGTTTGCCACGGGTGTTATTAATTTACATGAAGAAATTTTAGATCTTGCTATTCAATATGGTATTGTTGAAAGACCTACTACTGTTTCTTATACTTATAAAGATCAAACATGGCGTGGTAGGGCTGCAACAGAAGAAGCACTTTTAGCTGACGAATCTTTACAACAAGAGCTGTTGGCTGTTATAGAGGAAGCAAGAATGAAGCACTCAGAAGAGCAGGTTGAAGACAGTAAAATTGTTGAAGAACCTTCTTTTGAAGAAGAATTAGAAAAAGCTAAAAAGAAGAGTAAAAAACATGAGTGAAATCACTATTCAACAAACAAATTTTTCAGCACCTGTTCCACAGTTTAAAACAAAGCCTCATATAGTTTTCTTAAATGATAAGAAAAACAATATCTTTGTTACAATAGATAGTCCAGAAGAAACTGTAAATTTTATAAAATGTAAAGGTTTCTTTGTAGACTCAGGTTCTGAAGATAGTTATGAGAAAATGGAATCTGTAAGTTTGTTGAAATTAGTTTCTTCAAAAATTGAAAGTGATAAAGATTCTATAATCGAATGTTCATTTTCATGCTTCTACGTTAAAAGAGTAAAAAGTTTAATTTTTAAACAAAAGTAATATTAAATCCAAAAAGGTTTGATATATAATAGAATGAGCATATTGCTCACCCTTGATGGGTAAAAAAGGAAAAAATAAAATGTCACAAATGATCTTTGGTGAAGTTAGTTGGGAATCAAGTTTTGGTGATAAAAAAACCACAAATAATAAAGATTTATTCTTAAGATTAGAATCTGGTGATAACGAAGTTCGCTTTGTATCTAAGCCTTTCCAATATATGGTTCATACATATAAAGTAGAAGGTGAAAAGGGTTTTGGTCGTAAGATTAAATGCTCTGCGGCAAACACCGATGGAGTATGTCCATTATGTGCTTTGGGCAATAAGGCAAAACCTCGCTGGTATATTGCTGTTATTGACCGAGCAAGCAAATCAGCTAAATCATATAAACTATTAGATATTAGCTATGCAGTTTACAGTCAAGTTCAGAAGTTAGCACAAGGTAAATGGGGAGATCCTACCAAGTACGACATTAATATTGTTGTAGATAAGAATGGTGGAGCTACTGGTTATTATACAGTTCAACCTGTTATTCCTGAACCTTTAAGTGCAGAAGATCAAGTAATTAAAGATTCAGTAGATGTTGAAGATCTTCAACGAAGGGTCAAGCCACTATCTCATGCTCAAGTTAATGAGATTTTAGCTAAGATTAATGCGGCAAATCCTGCTGCTCCTGCTGTTGAAAAGTCAAGTGTAGCTAATGCTAAGCAAGTATTAGAAGAGCCTGCTGAAGATGATGAGTTTCCTGCATTTGCTGAGTAAGTAGTATTTATAAAGTAATTTTTACAGTAGGTGATTATAAAATTGCCTACTGTATTTTTTTAACATATGTAAGGCAAAAAATATGGCAAATTTTAATTGTAATAGGTGTATTGGTTGTGATTTTTGTGATTCATGTAATAATTGCAATGATTGTTTAAATTGTAATTTAAGCCAGTATTGTAATTCATGTAATAATTGCAATGACTGTTTTGATTGTTATGAAAGTAACGGTTGTACTAATTGTGAGGATTGCAATAATTGCATTAATTGCGAAAGATGTAAGGATTGTACAGATTGCATGGGATGTATAGATTGTACTAACTGTCATTTATATAATAGTAAAAATAGTTACAGTACCATCTATAACACTAGTTGTTACAATTGTAATAATTGTTACAGCTGCATAAGTTGTGAATGGTGTAACAATTCTATTTATTGTATTGGCTGCAAATCTTGCGATGAATGCGTTCTTTGCAAAGATATTGTTTCAGGGAAATATATGATTGATAATCACCAATATTCTCGGTCTAATTATTTTAATTTAAAACATCTTATTTAGGATTCTATTTAAAAGACACTTAAGCCTGGGATTTTTCCTGGGCTTTTTGTTATATATACTTCATGGTTATAATTGGATTTGACGTTTCGAGTACTACTATTGGTTATTGTGTTTTAGATATTGGTGAAGACATAAAATATATAGCTAGTGGATTTATTAAGCCTTGTAAAAAAGGAGATTTATTTTCTAGATTATATAAAACAAAAAGAGAAATAAATGAATTATTATATAAATATACACCGGAGCATGTTGTAATAGAAGAGATATCTAAATTTTTTCCTAATAAAAGCAAAGCTCAAACTATCATTATGTTAGCTGTGTTTAATCGGATGGTTGGGCTTGAGTCGTATGCATTTTTAAATAAAGAGCCCTTGCTTCTGCCTGTGATGAGTATTAGATCAACGATTCGCAAGGAAGCCAAGCTGGCTACGATGCCAGATAAAAAAGAATTGCCAGAGATTATAGCTAAATTATTAAATATAGAATTTCCTTGGGTTACTAAGAAAAATAAGAGATTAGAAGAAAGTTACGATGTATCTGATGGAATATGTTGTGCTTTTGCTGGCGCTCATTATATTTCAGGTAAATATATTAAAAAAGCTAAAGTTAAGAAACGGATTAAGAAAAAATGAATTTAAGAGAAGCTTATAGTATATTGGAAATAGATCCTTCTTCAAGTGATGAAGAAGTTAAAAAGAAATATAAAGTATTAGCTAAAAAATATCATCCAGATATTTGTAAAGAAGCAAATGCTGATGATAAATTTAAAAAGATAAATCAAGCATTTGAGACAATTCAAAAAGGTGAAGATCCAAGAGGAAATCCTTTTGGTAGAAGTCAAGTGGATGATATTTTCAATAATCCATTTGGATTTAATGTTAACAATGATGTATTTGAGACATTCTTTGGGCAAAAACGAAGAATGGAGCCTGATACTATAATAGAGTTAGTTGTTTCATTTAAAGAGTCTGTATTAGGAACTAAGGCTCCATTAAAGTTCAAGAAACAAACAGCTTGTACAGCATGTGAAGGAACAGGAAGTATACATATTCCTACAGATTGTAATTTTTGTGGTGGAAGAGGAAAAGTAACATTTTCTCATGGTGGAATGAGAACAACTCAGATTTGTGGCAGATGTAATGGGAAGCAAAAGTATAATCCATGTACCATTTGTAAATCTGGTAGAAACTTATCTGAAGTAGAATATACAATACAAATTCCACCAGGAATAACTAATGGAGCTAATTTAAGGTTAGGTGGAGCTGGTAATTTCGATATTAATTCACAAACATATGCTGATGTAATTTTAACTGTAAAAGTTACAGAGTTAGATAATTTAAAAGTAATTGGAAGAGATGTTCATTCTAATCTTACTTTATCTTTAAAAGATGCTGTTTTAGGAAAAGAAGTCAATGTCAATACAATTGATGGAATTAAGAAAATAATAATACCTAAAAGAACTAAGAATAAAGATATTTACAATTTCCCTAATTTGGGGGTAAATAGGGAAGGATCTCATATAGTAAATATAAATGTAGAGTATCCTAATGATATAGAGGATATACTGGTGAAAATATGATATTTATAAATTGTCAAAGTTGTAAGAAGCAAACTAATCCAGAAATGGATAAAAAGACTGAGAAGATTTACTGTTCTAAATGCGAAGCTGAGCAGCCAAGCAATCATTTCTTGAAGATGCAGATGCATTCTGCTAAAATGTACAGGCAAAGAGCCGAGTTACAAGATACATTTTCAGTTGTATGTAATGCTTGTAAGGAAAGAGGTAGACCTGAGATAAAAGGTTCTAAGGTTTATTGCAAGTCATGTAGTAAAGAAATTACGCATTTAAGTGACATTTTTATTAATGCATTGAAGGACTATTTAAAAAATGCTATCAAAAATAGTGACGCTATGTAAAGAGTTATTAGATCAAAGTCCATTAGCATATAATTGTAAAGAGTATTTAGATTCAAGATTAGATAAAGAAACGCAAGATAAATTCCAATTTGGATATTTTCCTGCGTTTAAAGATATTAAATTAATATCAAGTATTGTTAGCGAAGAAGAGCTAATTGATAATAATTTGATTTATAAATTTGGAGCATATCAAAAATGCTTCTTTGAAAATCATAATTTAATAATGCCATATAAAGATGCTTATGGAAATATAGTAGCTTTAGTTGGCAGGACCCTATATACGGATGAAGAAAGAAAAGAAAGAAATATAGCTAAGTATAAAAATTCTTCATTTAAAAAAGAATTATATTTATTTAATTTAAATGAAGCAATTGAGCATATAAAGGAAAATGGATTTGTATATGTTGTTGAGGGGCAATTTGATGCAATTAAGGCATATGAATCTGGATTAAAGAATGTTGTGGCTTTGGGGAATTCAAATATGACAGGATATCAATTAGCTTTGATATTAAGATATACGAACAATATTCATTTATTATTGGATAATGATGAAGCAGGAATTAAGGGAGCGGAAAAAATAATAAAAGATTACAGTCAATATGCAAATATTGTATCATTACGATTACCTAAAGGATATAAAGATTTAGACGACTGTTTAAAACAAGTTAAAGCAGATGACTTAACATTTGGTTTGACTATCTATTAATAAAATTGATTAGATATGTTTTAGGCAGTCATAATTGGCTGCCTTTTTTTATTGGAGATACAATGTCAAGAAGAAAAAACCGTTCAGATTCATACCAATATGTATTATTGGAAACAGTATGTTCACATGATATGATGGAAAACTTTGGTAATTCAGATTCAATTTATCAGAGATTAGACCCATTTAAGTATAATGAAGAGTTAATGAAATTAGAGGAAGAGTTAAAATATGAGTTTTGGAGAGTAGTAGATCATTTATTAACGGATAGACAGAAAGAAGTATTGCATTTATGTGGAGATGGCTATACTCAAATGGAGATAGCGAAGATATTAAAGGTCAATCAAAGTTCCATTACGAAGTCAATAAATGGCAATGTAGATTATAAAAATGGTAAGAGGGTATATGGTGGAGCTAAGAAAAAGATACAGAAATTAATATCTAATGATCAAAAAATTAAAGATATTTTAGATAGAATGCGGATATTAAGGGAAGAAAAGTTATAAAGCAATATATTAATTATGCATATTTCTGTACATGTAATATATAAGGGACGCCTTTATTTCGGAGAATATTAATGACAAAGTTTGACATAGACTATAGCTCTTTAGCTAAAAAATTAGACAAAAGAGTAAAATTAAGTGACGTTCAAAATAAAATTGAAAAAGTCGCTTTTGGCTTTGTCAGGTTCATAGATAATGATGACGGAGCAAATCTATGGAAAGTTCAAAAGGCAGAAGATGGACAAGAGTACATTGTAGCTGTTTATGAAGAAGAGTTACAAAAGACAGCATCTGCAAATCCCTGGAGTGTAGAAATTTCTGACAATAATATTCATATTTTTTATAAAAAAGAGCATTTAAATAAATATGCTTCTAAATATTTAGGCATACCTGATGAGCAAATGTTTTTAGTCAGAAGTTATTTGCCAAAAAAGTTAGCTGACAATAAATCTTTAGTACAGAAAATGTTAAAAGATTTGGATCCAAAATCTGCCGAGTACCTCTTAACAAAATACCCTGAATTAGCTGAATAATAGGAAAATCAATGAGTCTTAAAAAACTTTCACAAATGGCTAATGCAATTATCCAAACGATGGATGAGGAAAAACTTCCTCTTGCTTACTTATCTGGAAAAATGGAAAAAGCATTAGAAGTTTTTCCTAACGATCAGACCCTAATTAATATGGCTAAAGTTGTTGATAAACTTGAGTCAAAACAAATGTTTATTCGACAGGCAGAATTTAAGAAATTGTATAATCAATTTTATACAAATCAAAATAAATTTGCTGAGGTATTTCAGAGTGAACTTGGTATTAAAGACGAAGTTGAACCAGAAGCAATGCCAGCTGAGTATAAGCCATTAGATTCTAGTGCCTATACTGATCCTGTTTTATATAATGCTTTAAGCTCTATGTTTAATGGAGAAGAAGTTAAAGAATATAGTAAAACTGCTGCTTTAAAAGCCATTGATAAAGTTAAATCAACTTTAGATATGTGGAGTCTTCCTGCTTCTAAATTAGTTGTTGAAGCTGGAAATGATAAGTTTTTAGTAGTAAAAGCTGAGTATGATACTCCTAAAGGCAAAACTTCTATAATGATCCCTGTCCAATTGATTAGGGATAAAATTGCTTCAGCTGAAGTGTTTATTGGTAATTCAGGGGCTGAAGATTTAAACAACCATAATTTAAAACAATATATTACAAAAAATACTGGCATTGGATCTAAGATTGCAGCTAGTGTAGTTTTAAGTGCATTAACAACTCAACCAGCAAATAAATTATCAACTGTAGAATTAGCTGCTTTTAAAGTAAGAGCCAATAGAACTCATGATGAATCATTATTTGCTAATGCAATTCTTGGTCAAACTGAATTTGAAGTTAAACAAGATGTAGTAGTTCCAGAATTAGCTGAAACTGAAACTTTCGCAGAAAAACTATCATCACCAGAAGGTGATGCAGCTATGTATGTTGGAGCTAAGAAAGTTAATTTAGGAAGAACAATAATTGCTTCTATGTTAGCTCAAATTGGCTTTAAAGCTTCTTCAATTAAAGTAGCTAAGGCTAATAAAGAATCTGTTACTTATTTAGTTAAGGCAGCTGATAAAGCTTTCTCAGTTCCAGTTAAAATTAAAGGTGATAAAGTTATTAAACCCTCCATTCTTATAGCAAACGGTTCTGTTAAAGCATTTAATAGAGATGGCGTCGCTTCAATTAAAAATGATAACGTATTAGCTGCTAAATTATCATCACAGGGCGAATTAACTCCAGGTGCATTAATTGAAAGTATTTATGAAGCTGTTTCTGAGCATAATCTTGCTAAAGCACAAGATGCATTAAATGTTCTTGCTGTAAAAGGAACTCCTGAACAATATAAGAAAGCATTTGATGTATTGCTAACTGAAATGACAGCTGAGCCTAAAGAAACTTGTAAATGTGCATTAGCTCATAAGAGCCCCAATTCATCTGAATTAATTTGTGGTCATACTAATCTACCAATGAGCAAAGTATATCAAGATGAGTCTGGAGATTGTTTACCATTGCGTCGTAGGGGTATGAAGATTGATAATGCTGGTGCTTTCTACATGACTCAAAAAATTCTTGGGTAATTATGAATTTACAACTTATTGCTAGAAAACTGCAATTAAAGTTTGCAGCAAGTTTGCCTTCAATTCCTAATAAACCAATGATTCCTGGTTTAAAGGTTGATAGAACTTCTGATTCTACATTAGATAAATTAAGATCATCCAATGTATTTGTTGGATGGAAATCTGAAATAAAGAATTTATTACAAAGTGTAGCTACAATATTAGAGACAGAAAAAAAGGGAAATCCTTTAGCATATGCCCTTAATGAAGGCTCAACTACAGCATTAAAAGATTATAGTAATGTTTATATAAACAAAATTAAATCTGAAAAACCTCAGGTTTCTTTTTTTTGGCATCTATCAAATGACTTTGATAAAATAGTAGATGATTTGGCTAATATGCCAGATGAAATGCCAAAAGAATTATTTGATTATATTTTCTCAAAAAGCTCAGATGAAAAAGATTTAGCAGCTGAAGCTTTAACAGATCCTAAATTAAATGAAATTGCAAGAGACTTTTTAAAGAAACTTGATCCATTAAGAGTTAGAATCTTAAAATATCAAGGCTTATTAGAAGAATATCTAGGCACAAAACCTGGAATTTATAATTTAGTAAGACCAGCTTTCTTTGAAGGATACTCAGGATTTAAAGTTGAAAATGGCGAAATGTCAGCCAAATCTTTAAATTGGGATCCTAATAAAAAGAAAAAGATGCAGCAATTATTAAATAATTTAGATCATAGAATTATAGATGTTTCTAATATTATAGTAAAAGCTTTTAATATAATTAATAATTTTTATCTTGAAGCTACTTTAATTCCTGGGGCAACTCAGAAATTAAAGCAATATATGGATAAGCAAACCATTTCTCAAAATGGAAGATACAAATTAATAAATCCAGCGCCTAAACTTAGAACAGATTTAATGAATGCTTTTGGAAGATTTACGTCTGTATTATCTCCAATAATCGGAACAGAAATTACATGGGATCAATACTCTGATCTTTTAAAAGATCCTCAAACAAGAGATATTGTTGAGACAATTATAAGATCTCAAGAAAGACAACACTCTGTTTCAAGAGAATATAATGCCCCAGTTAATAGAGAATTATCTGCCGAAGATATTATTAAATTAAGAAAAGTATTAGATTTAGGCACTTCTGATATTACATTATCTCCTGATAGATTTAGTGAAAGATCTTCTGCTAAAGAAGTAGTTGATGTAGCAACTAGTATGTTTATGCAAGGAAAAGAATCCGAAGCTAGAGCATATTTAAAATCTAATAAGCAAATAAATGAAATGGCTCAATTATCTTTAGAAGCCAAAGAAGAATTACTACATCTTCTTCGTAAAGATATTAATGCATTAGAATCAGCAAAACAAGTTGGTACTTTACAAGCTAATGAAATAAATGAATTAGAAGAATTAAAAATATCATTAAAAGTATTACAAACTCTGATTAATAAACATAAAAGCCAACATGGAATAGAATTAATTCCTAATTACTCTAAATCAGTTGAAAAACAACAAAAACAAGAATCAGAAGATTTAACAAGCAAAGAGCTTGGTATGAAGTCTTCAATAGAAGAATTATCTGATAAATATAAAGATTTAATTCCTTATGATCTTGAATCTACATTAAAAGATAAATCACGAGAAGAATTAAGCCAAATATTATCTGACTTAAGCAAAGTTGAAGATAATGGAAGAAAACAAAAATACTTAACTATTGATCAAATCAGAAATGTAGATAAATTAAAACTTATAGTTAGAAAAGCATTAATGGACTTAATTAATAAAGAAAAGAACAGAACTCAATTTCAGAGGTAATTTATGCGTATAGCTGAACTATTAGAATTATTTGCACAAGTATTAGAAGATTCAGACAATGAAGCTTTAGTTTTAGCTGAGTCTAATGAAGAATGCTTAGAAATAACTGCCAATGCTTTAGTTGAAGCAGCAGAAATCTTAAAAGCAGCTGCAAAAAAAGTAGATGAAATTGAACCTATTGAAACTGCATTAACCCCAGAATCACTAGAAGATGTCGCAAACATAGCTGAGGCATTTGATGCATCTGGTGATGAAAAATTAATGAAAATGGCTTCTGTTCTTGATGAGCTTTTATTAACAATTGCGGCGCCTGATGTTAATTATAAAAAACAAGCCGAACATCAATTAAATGTTTTAAGAGAAAAATTATTAGCTGCCAGAATTTCTCCAGAAAAAGTCGCTGCTGTAACTGAAGAATACAGAAAAGAAGTAGAAAAAGAACCTGCTTTAAAAACTTACCGTATATTAGAAGCTCCTTTACAAACAAGATACTGTCCAGATCATCCTGGCGTAAGTTTATATCGTGCCGAAGATAAAGTATTTAAATGTCCTTTAGATGAAAAATCATATGATTTTGATAATGGATACGAATTAGAAAATGGCAGCAAAGTTCAAGGAAGTACAGTTCAAGGTCAAAGAACATTTGATAACTATAATACATTACAAGAATCTGTATTTACTACAAGACAACAAAGATTAGGCGAAAACTGATATATAGCTCTTTGATTAGTTTGGCAATATTTCTGCATTTTTCTATCAAAGAGCTATTTTATGGTAAAACCTGCCCCATCTTTTAAAAAAATATTAGAACATCCTGATAGGGATGAAATTATTTCTAAATTAATTATTGGTATTCCTAGTAAAGAAATTAGTGAATGGCTTCATGCTAAATATTTTAATTTAAATGAAACTAGATTTACTATTGGTGAAAGTAGCTTAGACTCTTTCTCTAAAAACTATTTAGATATTTATCAATATCTTAAACAAGATATTTCTACAGTTGAAACAGCCCTTACTAAAGCCCAAAGTACTGAGTCTATTGTTAAGGGTAATAAAGCCTATAAACAAAAAGTAATGGAATTAGCTGAGAAGAAATTAGATGTTAAAACTATAGTTATTAATATGGTTGTTGCTATTGAAGATAGATTAAGCCAATTATATGATAATATCCAAGAAGATCCTTCTTCTTTTAGGGAAGATCGTAAATTAATGGAATGGTTTAATACTTTGGGATTGGCTTTAGATAGATATTATAAAATAGTTGAACAAGGTCCAGATCAAATTATACAACATAATGTTACATTACAGGCGGTAGACCAGCATATTAATGTGTTCCAAGAAGTAATTAGGAAAACATTAGAACAAATGGATGTTGAAACTTCTTTGTATTTTATGGAAATATTTAATCAAGAAATGTCTAAATTAAGGCAGCAAAACGCTACCGCTGCTCCCAATTTAGATGTTCAATTAACTGATGCTAAATTACTTGCGGAAAAAATTCACGAAAAACTAATGGATTAAATGATGAATAATAAAAACTTAATTTGGGGAGAAATTATAAAGAAAACTTCTAATATTCCATTAGATATTGAAGATCCACTTGTTGTTCATGAACAGTTAACTTCTTTACATAATTGGGTTGAAACATCAGATATTCCATTGGTTGATGATTTTCTTCCTTTATCTGCTTTAGCTTATCCAAATTACTTAGGTGGTAGCTATGGTTCTCCTGCTGCTGATTTAAAGAAATGGATTCAAACAGCCAAAGATCTTTATTTTAGACAATCTAAAGGGGAAGACAAATTAACAGCATTAGCAGAATTAACTAATAATTGGTCAGAAAAAGAATCTGTTAACTTTTTAGAATGGCTAAAGTTTTATCAACATGGTAATCATTTAAAGTATAAAATGGCTCAAGCATGGTTTCAAGGAAAAGATGTAGATTATCTTTTGCCATTTAAACCTGATAAAAAAGATGAAAACTTACTTGCTCCTTCTATTGATTTTGCTGCTAAAAAAGTAGATGTTCAAGATACTTCTGCCGCTGAACAAAAGAAAGCCGTAGAAGCTCAAAAAAGAAAAATATTATCAAGATTAGATTCATTAGAAAAACTATTAAGAGATCATGAAAGTCAAATTTTAGTTGAAGATGAACTGGAAATGCTTATTGGTAAAGTTTATGAGTTAAAAACTTTATTCCAAAAAATAAAGAAAACTAAAAGCGCTGATTTATATTATGCTCAAGTAATTAAAAAAGCCAATATATTAAATCATAATAAATATACAAATGCAGCCAATGTATTATTTGCTTTTGCTGGAGATGTTCTTACCGAAAAGAAACCCAATGCCGCCCCAATAGGATCTGTTCCTGTTGCTGCTGATAAATTGCCAGCTGTATCTAATCCTAAAGACGCTAAATTACCTATTGATGGTGAAAAGGCTACTAAATTAGACAATAATAATGCTGATGCTATTACAGATAAAACACAAGATAAAAAACTACCAATAGCTCCTCCTAACAGCTCTGGAAACGCTGCGCCTGTTGGTCCTTCCAGTGGTTCAGGGGGCGCTCAGCCAATTACACCGCCCGCGACACCTGCCCCAGCCCCTCCCTTTGGTGGTGGTCAGCTTCCAATTTCTCAGTTGTCCAGAAATCAAAATGAGCCTAACAACTCTCCTGATTTAACTGATTCTAAGAAATTAAATGGAATTTCTGATTTCTTATCAAATGTTTCTGGAGATAAAGATTTAAATAATGTTGAAGAAGATTTAGAAGTAGATGAAAATGATGTTTATGAGAAAGATGGAGAGTTAGTTGCTGAGGCTCAATTAGCCCCTCTAGCTCCAGCTGAAAATAAACCAGCTCCATTACCTGTTGCTGATAAAGCTGTAGCCACAGAGCCTGAAAACGGTGCAGAATCAACTATTACTGTATCAGAGGACTTTGACAATTTAATTGATAAAGCTTTTAACAATATCACAACAAAAGATGTTATTAATAAGTTAGAAGAAATTTCAAAGATCTTCAGAGTAAGAGAAATTCCAAGACAACTAGCTATTGTAGATTTAATGTTAGATAGATTAGGAATAGCTTCTTTCTTCCCCAATATTGCTGAAGCATCTAATAAAGCTTTAGAGTCAAATAATTATATTGGTACTCGTATTGATGATGCGTTATCTAAATTACGTGGAACATTAAGTGTTGCAAATATAGATTTAGTTAATGGAGAAGGTAAATCATCTGGTAAAGCAAATGATACTATAAATAAATTACAGCTTGATGAAAAGAAAAATCAAGAACGTCAAGATACAAAAGCTAAATTAAGAGATCAAGAATTAGATAATGCTTCTCAAATGTTAAAGAATGAAAAAGAAACTCCTGAAATTAATGTAGAAGAAGATTTAGCTGAGCCTGTTGTAAATGAACCTGTAGTTGAGACTCCTAAACCTGCAATTCCAAAACCTGTAACTCCTGCGATTAAATAATGAGACTTAGACTAAGAGATATATTGGCTATAATTCAGGAAGTATCTCATAAGGAAAAATTACCAGAAACATTTATTTGTGGTGGTGTACCTAGAGATAAAGAAATGAATACTTTATCTAATATTAATGATTTAGATCTAACTAATGGATCTGATAGCATTAATATATTGGCTAATAAAGTCTCAGGTATATTGTCAAGAAAATATAATTTATTACAAAAACAATCAAATGATGGTCATATATCTTTAATTGTAGGTAATTTAAAAGTAGATTTTTCTTCTCATTTTATTGTTGATGGAGTAAAAGGCAAAACTGAATTAGAAAAAGAAATGTTTAGTAGGGATTTTACTTGCAATTCTTTATTATTGACATTGGACTTAAAGAAAATTATAGATGTAACTGGTAGAGGTAAAATTGATATTAAAAATAAAGTATTAAATACTTGTTTAGATCCAAGTATAACTTTAACTAATTCAAAAAATCGAGTTCCAAGAATTGTATATATGGCAGCTAAATTAGGGTTTACAGTAAATCCTGACATAATAGAATATGTTAAGAATAATCCTTCTGTAAATAATTTAAATGTAAGAGAGATAACTATTAAAAAAATAAATGAAGCTATTAAATATGATGCTGAAAAATCATTAAAATTAATAAGCCAAATGAATTTATGGGATTACATTCCTATTTCTAATGAATTACAACCATATTACCAAGCGCATTTGAAAGGAGAAATATGAAAACTCCTAAAAAAGATATAGATACATTAGGTGTATTATACCAAAATTATGATTTATATGATGTGGGTGGAGAAGGACCTGGTGCTGGGTTTTATTCTAATATGGATAAATATACTTCTGTAAAAGATTTTCTTAAAAAGAAAAAGCAAAGGTTACGCAGGAAAGCCTTTTTAAGATCATTTATAATAAAGAAAGCAATAGATTTTGCTAATGATAATTCATATACTATGCAACCATTAGAGCAAGATAGTATATTTGAAGCAACTACTATGGGATTGGGCAGGAAATACGATTATGTTCAAAATGATTTTGAAGATAAAAGACCTGAACAATTTGAAGTTGGTAAAGACTATCAGTTTAATGATAAAGAAATTGCTGAAGAATTTGGTAAATGGATTAATTTTGAAACTCCAATATTACAGCTTCCTAATGATATAAAGCCTTTGTCAGATACAGATCAAGAATGGATTCCTGACCAAAGATACTCAATAACCGATGTTGGTACAGGTGTATATTCAAAAGATGATGAGTATCTATATTAATAGAGCTGCATAATATTATAGTTTTTCTAGGATCAAACAATGACTCAACCAAACATTTTATATGTATCAGAACAAAATCCAACAATAGAAGAACCTATTGTTTTAGAAGTAATGGATACGCCTAACTTCCCTCAAGAACAAGAACAGCCTTTAGAAGTTACTTTGGAATTAGATTTTGTTCCAGGTGCTCCTAAAGATGTTGAAGATATTGTTATTGAAGAGGAAAAAGAAGAGGTAAAAGACGAACAAGAAGTTAAAGATGAAGAATCTTTAGATGGATGGAAAATACCTCTAACTAAAATGGTTGAATGGGTTGATCTTAAATTTAAAAAGATTCCTAAGCATTCAGGTAATGATATTGCTGGTATTGAAAGAGCTGTTTCATTTTTGAAAAAAGTAAAAAATGAAGTTTATTCAGCTATGAAAAATGATTTAGATGAAGTTTTGGATTCTAAATTAGTTGAAGATATTTGTAATAAGATTGAAAAAGGCATTGATGGTTTAGAGGATCGTAAAGAAAAACTATCTAAGAAAAAGAAGCGCGCTGATGACATTTCTGATCGTATTAAATTAATAAAAGAAGCTTCTTCTGCTATGGGAGTAAATGGAATTACTGTAGTTGCCCCAATATTTATTTCAAGAATTGCTAGAATTCTAGTTAATGGTCATATTTCTGCTGGTCATGATATGTCAGATATGTTTGATAAATTAATTAAAAAATATGATTTGGATCAAAGAGAAGTTGCTGAAGTATTAGAGTTAGTATCTAATATGGGTTATCCTTTACGTATGGATAGAGGATATGATTTAGGTGAAGAAGTTGATGCTGCTTCATCAGATAATTTTGATTGGGCTGCCAATTATTCAGACCCTTCTTACATTAATAACAAAGATCAAAAGTAATGAAAATAAATAGAAATAGATCAGGTAATTTAATTAAAACACATAATGAACAAACCTTTAATGGTAATTCTATTATGAATGATTTTATTAAAAATCTTGATAAATTAGCAACTCAGCCAAGGCAAGAAAATTTATTTAGCCAAATACAATCTATTGTTAATGGTACAGGTTCTAAATTTTCATCTGTTGAAGATAAAGTCAAAGATATGCAGGAAAGGTCAGGATTTGCTGAATATCGTAGAAAAGTCTCTGAAAAAGAAGAAACTACTAAAGTTGCTCAAGTAGAAGAAAATTCTGAGACTAATGATAATCCAGAAGCTATTAAAAAATTTCCACCATTAGGAATTGCAATTAATTCTTATGTTGATAAAATAAAAGGTAGTGATTCGATTATATCTGTTATAGAAAAGATGAAGAGTTTATACAGATCTGAACTGCCTGAAGATACTGATTGGAATGATGTTAATTTATATGAATATATAAATCAAGCAATTATAAGAGCAAAACATCAATATGTAACTCCTGGATATACTGGTTTTGAAGCTAATAGTGATACTGTCGATGATTTACATGTTGATGAATCTAATAATGACCCATTTGCCATCTTATCTCCAGGTAACAAAAATATATAGTTCCTGGGTTTAAATATGACAGATGTTGATGTCTTTAAGAAAATACAAACAGATTTATTAAAATTAGATCCTTGTTGGTTTTGCGAAAACTATCTTACATTAGATGGTAAACCATTTAGATTACATGGCAATGGTTATAAACCATTTGCTGATATTTATAGATATATTGGAATTAAATCATTAGAAGAATCAGCTAAACCTATAATTATTGTCAAGGGTCGTCAGGTAGGTGGAACTACTATGGCAAATGCCCTTGAAATGTATTTCATGGGTTCAGGGTTATTTGGCTTTGGAGATAAATCTCCAATGAGAATTATCCATGCTTTTCCTCAATTGGAAATGGCGGCAGCATATTCTAAAACTAAATTAAATCCAATGATCAGTAGTTCAGTATCAGTTGAATCTGATGTTAAAAATGGAAAAGTAAAATCTTACATGCAATCAATGTTAGATAATACTACATCTACAAATGATTCATTGAGCTTTAAACAATTTCAAGGTGGAAATCATATTTGGATAGAATCAGTAGGGTTAAATGCAGATAGGTTGCGTGGTCGTACTGCTGATGCGATGTTTTTTGATGAAATGCAAGATACTACAACTGATGCTATTACAAATGCCGTAAAGGTTTTAACTACATCTAAATATGGACCTCCAGGCAAAGGAATTCAAGTTTACTTTGGAACTCCTAAAAGAAAAGGTTCAGATTTTCATAAGATGTGGATGGCATCAAGCCAACAATATTTTCAATTAGGATGTGAAGTTTGTAATAAACATTTTCCATTATATTCTCCTCAATCAGAAAAATGGGAAGAAATTTGGATAAGAGCATTTACAGTTAAATGTCCTCATTGCAATCATTATCAAGATAAAAGAGCTGCTGCTGAAAGAGGAAAATGGGTAGCTGTTAGAGATCCAGATGATCCTGAATGTAAATATGTAGGATTTCATATTAATCAGTTATACATGCCTCATTTTACTAAAGAAAGTGTTATGGATGAAAAACCTGGCATTCATCCTATTAATACTGAAAGAGTTTATCAAAATGAAGTTTTAGGAGAATTCTTTCAAGGAGATTCTAGTCCTATTACTAAAGATGATATTATAAGTTTTTGTGGTGATATTGGGAGAAAAATGGCAGTGCAAATTTCTCCAGAAGAAAACTTAATAGTTACATTAGGCATTGACTATGGTTTAAAATCAGATTTAGAGCAATTAGCTCATCCTGAAAAATTTAAAAAGACTGGTCAGTCATTTACAAGCGCAGTTGTATTAGTTTCTAGAGGCTCACAATTATCTGTAGAATTTTGTACTAAATTTGCTAGAAATGATATTCAAAGTAAAAAAGAATTAATTGAACAAATATGCAGAAAATATTCAGTTAATTTAACTATTGGAGACATTGGCTTTAGTCAGGACTTTTCAACATTAATGCATACTTCTTATGGAGATAAATATTTAGTTTCCAGAGCTTTAAGTAAAGTAAATGATAAGGTTAAATTTAATAAAGAAATAATGCCTAAAGAAGTTCAGTTTGAAAGAGATTACTTTTTACAGGAAATGTTTGATTTATTTAAAAAGGGTGGGGTTAGATTTCCATTAGGAGATTACGAAAAATTTGCGTGGTTAATTGATCATTGTGCAAGTATGGAGATGAAACCTTCTTTAAGTAAATTTGGTGATCCAACATTACATTATGTAAAAGGTGGGACACCTAATGACGGTTTAATGGCGTTATTAAATGCTTATTTGGCATATAAGTATATTGTTTCGGATGGATTTATGAATAAGAATCCATTTGATCAAAAAACAGACACAAAACAAGCAAGAACCCTAGCAATAGGCGCACATGTTTCTAGGCGCTTTTAATTTTGGAAGCTTATGACAAACTCTTTACCACAATACTGGGATAACGTAAATAACACTACTCCTTCATTAAGCGCATTAACAGCTAAAAGTGTTTCTGTTCAAAGGCACAATGAATTATCTAATGATATAAATAAAGGTATTTTTAGACATGGGTCTTCTCAATCTTCTTCTGATAATGGATTAACATTAGCATCTAATATGACTTCTTCTGTGGGTCAAATTAAAAATGCTCAAGTTATTTCATCTGGAGGCTCAAGTGGTAATTTTAGAGGTTCAGGTGGAACTGTAAGACAATTACCAGAAGTATATTCTCCATTATGGTTAAATTCAAATTTATCAATGCCACGAGACAGAAATACTGTCAACATGTGGTGTCGTTCATTTTATGCTTTAAATCCATTTGTTCATAATGCTATTAATTTACATTCTACTTATCCTATAAGTAAATTAAGTATTAAATGCCATGATAAAGATGTAGAAGATTTCTTCAGCGAAATGATTGAAGAAACTCAATTAATGAATATTTGTGTTCAAGTAGCACAAGAATTTTGGCTATTAGGAGAGGCTTTTATCTTTGGCGAATTAGATGAAGCTAAAGGAAAATGGAAACGATTTGTTATTCAGAATCCTGATCATATGATAGTTCAGAGAGTTTTAGCTGGAGATGATGGCGCAATTTTCATGAAGCCTGATGAGAAATTAAAAAGAATTGTTACTTCTTCTCATCCTTCAGATATTGAGCAAAGAAAACAATTAAGCTCAGGTATTGTTGATGCTGTTAAAAAAGGTCAAAATATACCAATGCCAGGATTACAAACTTGGCATTTAGCTAGAAAAATTTCTCCTTATGATGTTCGTGGAACAGGTTTACCAGTAGCAATTTTTAGAGCATTAATGCTTTATGATAAGTTGCGTGAAAGTAAGTTTGTTCAGGCTGATTCTATGATTAATCCTCAGACTTTAATTAAAGTAGGAAATCAAGATTTCAAGCCTACAGCAGCAGATTTAGATCAAGTAAGGTCTGTTATTGAACAAGCTCAATATGATAAAGATTTTAAGATAATAACTCATGATGCTGTTTCTATTGAAAGAATTGGTTGGGGAGGTGGGATTTTAGATATTTCTAATGATTTAACTCAATTAACAAAAGAAATATTTATTGGGTTACAAGTTCCTCCAGTATTAATGGATGGTGGTGGAGATACTACCTATGCAAATGGTGGTGTTCAATTAGATGTTCTAAGACAAAGATACATGCAATTTAGAAACATGATGTCTGAATGGCTTAGAAGAAAAGTATTTGCTCCTATTTCTCAAATTCAAGGATTTTATGAATATAAGAATAGAGGTGGCAGATCTGAGAAGAAACTAATTATTCCAGAAGTTGACTGGAATCATATGAGTTTATTTGATGCTGGCGATTATACTAATTTACTAATGCAATTAAGCCAAGGTGAAGGCGATCAAAAACGAGTATCAAATCACACTCTTTATAGATCACTTGGTTTAGAATTTGAAGATGAGCAACGTAAGTTAAAGAAAGAATCAATTGCAGCTGAAGTTCTTAAGAAAGAAAAAGAAGTATTAGCTTCAATGAATTTGACGGAATTAAGGTCTTTGACTGATGATGATGAAATTGTTGAAAAACAAGATTTAACAGATCAACCTGAAAATAAAGAAGAAGATACTAATTTACCTGGTGTTGATAATAGTCCTGCACCAGAAACGCCAGTACCTGCAATGCCTCCTCTTGGTTAATATTTTGATATTAAAGTATAATATCTTCGGTGGAATTTATGAAAAAAGAATCTCAAAAACGTTCATTATTACAAAGACTTCATGAATCAGCTAATGTTGGCGGGCTAATGATGGAAAAGTTATCTCCTAATTTGCAAGAATTAATGGATAATTTAAGAGGAGCTGATAATACTGTTAGAGAATTAGCTGCTGGTGGACCTAATGGACTTTCATTAAAAGAACTTTTAAAAGCAGCTAAAAAATCATTAAATGATGCAAGGTATTTACAATCAGTTGGTTATTTAGGTTCTTTTTATAATAGGCTAGAAGATATTAATAAAGAATTTAGTAGGATTAGAGGATTAGCTGATAAAGAACATTTAGACTTTTTAAGCAAAGGTTTAGATGATGAAGGCAGAGAACATTTATTAAATTTACATAAACAACATGTTAAAGCCTGTTCTACTTTAGGTATGAATAAGTTTGGTGGGTTGTTTAATTTATTTAGTGGCTTTAAAAGGTGGGAAAAATTAAATCCTTCTTTCACAAAAGAATTAAGAAATAGTATTGTTGAACATGTTCGTGCTGCTGAAAGAGTATATAATGTATTTAACTCTACATTAAAAGAAATGGGCAGTTTACGTGCTTCTAGAAAAATAGAAGGTTATCTTAAAGATATTGAGAAAATAGCAAAGGTATATGTTCCTGCTAAAGTTGCTTTTGAGAATTTTTACAAATCACGAATTAAAAGCTATGTTGATAAAATCAACGAAGCCGCAAATGTAAAGCCTTTAGAAGAATTAACTGTAACAGAAGATAGTCCTAGCGCAGAAGTGCCAGTTGCTGCTACAGAAACACCTATTCAAAAAGCTTTCCCTAATTGGGGCAAAGCAGTACCAGTTAGTTCTGAAACTGTTGCTAAACCTGAATTTGAAGAAGATTTTGAAGAAGATGTTGAGTTAGAACCAGAAGTTCCTGTTGTACAAGAACCAGTTAAAACTCAACCAATGCCTGCTGTTCCTGAATTAGAAGTCCCTGTTAGACAACCAGTTAAAGAAGAAGTTAAAACTGAAGTTGTTCCAGAAGTAAAGACTGTTGAAAATAAATCTCCAGAACTTACGGTCCCAGGAACAAAGCCTTTAAAACCTCCTTCTAAGAAAAGTCAAGAAGCTTTATTAGATGATCTTTTAAAGCAACATGTTAAAAGTGTTAAATCTTCTTTTGAAATAAGAAAACGCAAAGTTATTTTAAAGAAAGCTCTTGCTTAATGTTTTCTAATGAGTTTTACAAAAAACTTACTGATCTAGCAACTTCTGTAGGATTAAAACCAGAAGACTTGTTGCTAGTATCTACTATTGAATCAGGTCTTGATCCAGCCGCTAGAAATAAAAATGGTAATGCTGTAGGTTTATTTCAAGCTATGCCTGCAACATTAAAGGGCTTTGGTTACAAAGGTAATTATTCAGATTTTCAAAATGAAAGCGCTGAAAGTCAATTAGATTTTGTAAAACAATATATTACAAAAGCAGCAGCAATGGCAGGTGGAAAATTTAATTCAGCTGCCCATGTTTATGTTGCTAATTTTTTTCCAGTAGCATTACAATTGCCCGGTGTAAAAAATGGTGATCCAAGTACTGTTATTATTGAAAAAGATCCTATAACTCAAAAATATAAAAATATCTCATTAGAGTTTGAAAGAAAAGTATATAAAGCTAATAGTGGATTAGATCAAGATAAAGATGGTAAAATTACCTTTGGTGATTTTATTAAAATAACCAATGCTGCCAAAGGTAATAAAAAATATCAAATTGCAGTTAATGAATTACATAATGGTTCAACTGACGCTACACAGACTAAGGAATCTATGCCAAGTACAGACTCATATTTAGATAAAATTATAGATTCATTCAAAAGTGCAACTGCTTCTAAATTTAAATATTTACCTAAACATAAAATAGCAATAAAATTAGCTGGAAAATTAGAAGATTCAATTAAATTTGCTAATATACTTTCTTTAGTATTAGATGATAAACTTTTAAGTTCAACAAGTGTGCATTCGGATAAAAATTCAGTTGAATTAGAATGTGTTATTAATGGAGATAAGAGTTTATGTGTACAAGCTGTAGATAATGTTTCTAAAGTAGTATTAGATTATTATAGACCAACTGTTGCTTTAAAATTAATTAAACAAGCTTCATCTTTACCTGTAATAGATAATAAATTTGAAAGCCTAATGCTTAGGAAATTTGAGTTAAATAAATTTGCGAGTAAAAAATGAATAACCAGCAAATTTCAGAATATATGAATACTACTAGAAGTGATAACAAAACTTCTTATGTTGAACATATTGTAGCTTTTCTTAAAGGACAAATTGTTGAAGTTTATATGGGCGAAGCTTATGAGGTTATTAAATTAGACCAATCAGAATCACAGGCTCCACAAGTTTTCATTGGTAGGATTGTTGATGGTTCAGGAGATTGTTTAGTTCTTGAAACTTTAAATATTGATGATAATAAAAATATAACATCTAATAAATTAATTTTTATACAAGGATATAACATATATTCTGTCTCACCAATTACAAATAACTCTGTATTAAAT